CCCACTTGTTCTATAAACGTTTGACTAGCCGGTTTTACTTCTACAACCTCTGCATGTTTCTTGCCGTTTTTATCTACATAGGTAATAAAGAAATCAGGAACATATACTGTATACTTGCCAGTTAACGGATCTCTATAGGGAATCTGTATACTTTCGCTAGCCCACTTTTCAACTCCTGGGTGTTCGTCTAACATTTTCATAAAGATGAATTCCCAACTGCTGCGAGCCAACGGCGTCTTTAGGCCAACATACTTGTCGACATTTTTCATTTCAAAACGACCTTGAGCAAATTTAGGCATTAGGCAAAAATATTTCTAGTTTGATTTTGCTTTTCAACTAGGTCAGTTCTGTAGCCTAATGTACTGGCTGCATTTCTATTATTATTTAGAATCTCTGCAACTAGCGCACTGATTTGAACTCCGTTAAAAGTTTTTAATGTGTCTATAATTTTAAAAACAGGAATGTTATCTAGTTTTGCCTGTTTTAGCAAAACTTGTGCAGTCACTAACGCTGCATCATTTTCAAATCCACGACTTTGAAAAAACGCAATAGCTGCGGTGACTTCGTTGGCGCTAAACTCTAATGGGGTTTCACCGTATCTGTCGAAAAATAATTTTGTGCCGGCAGCACTATCCTCTTTGGCGGGAATTGGTAAACTTGGCATTAGACTCCACTCCCTGGTATAATTGATCTTTGAGTCGCTTGGGTATCGTTATTTCCGCCATTATTTCTAGGAAAAACTGAGCCAATTACACCACCAACAGAATTAACAATTCCGCCAACTGCTGCTGGACTACTTAAAATATTTATTGCTTCTGATCTAATACCGGCGCCACTTAATCTACCAATATTTCTTGCAGTATTAACAGCAGATATTGCTGTGCCTAAAAATCCGCCAACGCTACCAAATGCTGATCCACCTGCAACATCTCCAAAAATACTTTCGAGGCCATCTAGAACTCCGCCTTCACCTAGTAGTGTTGCTGTACCGCCACCTTGAACGGTGAGCGGACTCGGAACATTATCGTAATACAAGTTTGCAAAACCCTTAGGTGTATTTCTAGCAACATTACCTGAAGAATAAACTACCGACTCATATTCTACGTTCATTGTTGTTTCGTTGAATTCGTTAGTCGAATACCCAGCATCGCCGTGTTGCCAAGAAGTTATTTTGGGATTGACTAATGTGTAGCCTAAGAATCGTCTTCGACTCATTGTGTATATGGTAATAGATTTAAAAAAGTCTAAACTTTTTCCCTGTTTGTCTCGACTATATCTAAATTGTTCGAATGATGTTCCAGTAGCGTTTAAATTGGTTTTACTAAAAGCTGATTCAGGATTAAATCTATCCTGTACATAAGTTCCCATATATAATGCCCACAATGCATTTATTACCCCTGCAGTATCATCATGAAATTTCATTGAGATACCCTCGTAGGTAAAATTTTTATAGATTATGTGTTTTCTATTATATTGATTTTTAGTGACTGTTTCAAATTTGTATTTTGGTAAGTCTGTACTTTTAATCAGATATCCAATTTCGTCAGCATGTGTATTGGTAAATGTAGGCGATGTTAGAATTTGTTTATTAATTTCAAATCTTACATAGAACATGAACTTGCTACGAGGCATGAGCCTATAGCCGTTATCTATAAACAATCGAGACGCATGGCGCCAATCGGCTAGGCCGCCTTTAGGTGTTAATAGACCATCTGCTACGCCACCAAGAAATCTTGTGAATACATTTGACATACAATTATTTAGTCGTAAAAAAACCTGGATCGTAATCCAGGTTTTTGAGTAATAAAAACTTATTAACCGCGACCTGTTACAGCCTCGCCTAAAGTTCTTCCAACAACTGCACCAATACCACGTTCTGGTCCTGTGCCTGCTGCTCCTGAGAATTGAACAGCGTTATCATACTTGATAGTTAATGCTACAGTCATCGGCGAATTCTCACCGTAGTTTGCTTCACCATAGTTTACTTCAGAAACAAAACAACCATACAGTTCCCATTTTTCAAGGATATTTGGCTCAAGTGTACCATTACCGCCGTCTAGCATTTCAATGTTCAATTGGAATTTATAATCAATACCAGAACGTGCAGAAGCTTGCTCCATAAAGTCAAATTGTTTCTGGATTTGCTGTCCAACAATCTTCTGTACTTGACCATTAGCATCATCACGTAGGTTCAATGTTACGTCGCCCCATGATGGTTTGCCGGCTAGCTTGACTTTTGAGTTGTATATTTCGATAGCCATTTCTTCAAAAGTCACTGTTGGTCTAGTGACATCAGAAACTTGTTTAGTTAGTTCTGTACTAGCTTCTACACCGAAACCTAACAATATCACTCTAAAGCGATATTTTAGCTTCGGCATTAGCAGCGCAGTGCCGCTAGTGCCGTTTGACGTAGGAACCGAAATTCTATTTAAGGAAGTTAGTGCCATTTTAAATCTCTCCTGTGTTCTTAATACGCAATGGAATGTAGATAAATTCTACTGCTTTTACTGGTTCAATTGCAATATCTACCCATAATTCGTTGCGATCGATTCTTGCGTTTGTGTTGTTTGACTCGTCACAGACAACTGCAAAGTCGTATAGAGCACGTAAACCTACCAACTCTATCAATAGACTCTCAACAGCGCCTTTAACTTCATCTCTAGTGATCTTATCGTTTGGTTCAAAGATATATGGACGAGCTAATTTAGTCAACTGACTACGTAGATACACAGTTAAACGTGCTACGTTAATACGATCTAACGCTGATGCATTTCTTGCACGAGTTTTCTGACCGTATGCAACTAGACCTACTCCAACAAAGAATGGAATTGGATTGACTTTTAGATCATACAATGTATCACGTTGTCCTTCGTTTAATGCAACTGACTGGAATTCACCTGAGTCTGCATCGATATAACCAACTGCTGTTGCATTAGTAATGCCACCACGTCTTGTACCAGCTGGTGCAAACCAAGGATAGCTAACTTGATCGCTTAGAGCAATTGTGCGTAGCATCATGTGTGTTGCAGGAACAACTGCATTGGCACCACCTAAGTCTGTGGTAAATCCATTTGGATACCATACTGCTGAATATTCGTCGTAGCTAACAATACCTGTATCACCATTGTCTAGAGCACCGTTTGCATTGGTGCCCCAAGCTGTTAGGCTTGTTGCATCCGAAGGTAAACGTAAAGGTGTGTCACCTAGTACAAACGCTGTCATACCGCGATCTAAGTTCAAGTTAATCAAGTTGCTGTATGCTTCTGGATAACCAGGGCAAGCAATTAGATTGAAGTTTCTACGCTCTTCGTCTCTAGCTTCAGAGCTAGTGTCAATAACACTCTTTAGTTTCTGAACAATTAGAGCACGTTGAGCTTTACGTCCAAAGCTACCAGAACCGTCTTCATTGTTTGGAGAAGCTGTGACCCAACGATCAGTAGCATACAAGCTCTGGCCATCACCTAATACTGGGCTATCGCCAACATCACTAAATGCTGCTTGATAACGTATATTCTTAGAAGCAGTATCGATGTAGCTGTTTGCATAACGCTTAACGTTGCCGCCGCTTCTACGTAAGTTCCACAACATCATGCCTTTTGGATATAGGCTTGGATCTGGGCAATCAAAATCAACAAAGTTTGATGATAGTAATTCTTTAATGGTAGCTGCTGTATTACCAGTAGACCCACTTATTCCATAACGTGCATCTGCAAATAGAATACCTTCTTCTGTGGTTTGATCTGTTTTGTCAACCAATTGCCATTTCTCAGAAATTGTAGTACCACCATCTGTATTAAATCTATAGATAGTTGGGAAGTTTTCTAGATCAGCGGTGCTGATCCACAAGTCACCGTTTCTTAACGGTGTGCTGTCGCTTTGAGTTGTTGGCATACTAGCTGCAACAATAGGACCATTGGCATCTGTTCTTTGAGCAGGGTCAGCGGCATAATATGGACTTGTAGTAGTTCTATATCCAACCCAAATTTTACCGTTATGAATCATGATATCGACTTGATCAAATGCTGGATTGTACCATAGTTGTCCGTCTGCTGGCTCTGCTAAAGGAGTTATCGATGTAGCGGCAAATCTTAATTCGTCAGCTGCTAACGGTGTCCAGTTTGTGGCAATATAATCATGTGGATCTGCCGGAGCAAGATCGTCTAATGAATAAAAATTAGTAGTTCCTTCGTTTGTGCTGATATTAAACACTGTGAAAATATCTGCCAACGGAGTACCAGTACCATCTGTAAAGTGAATATCGCCGCCAACTCTATGTGTAATTTGTAATTCGTTGCTGGCTGTCACTGATGCTACAACATGAGTAAGACCTGCTGCATTAATTCTTGTAGCAATTAAGTTAGCGTCAACTACCCCTGATCCAACTCCAGCAGTTGCAGTAAAGCTAATTGTTGTGTTGCTACCTAACGATAATTCGCCAGCTAGTGATTCAGCAATAGTAAATGTATATGAACCTACTGGCAACGTTAGATCATCAATAATTGCTGAAGTAATTACAGTTGAACCAGATGCTTTTTTCTTCCATACACGGAATTTAGCAGTGGCGTCTTGGCCTAGTTCTTGATCTGCATTTGACTGAACAAATATGCTACCTGCGGCAATATTTTGTCCGCCACCACTACGATCTAGATAATATAATGCTGTTTCTGTAGTAGCGTATATAGGTGCGCTATATTCAACCCATGTCTTAGTTGCAGAATTCCAACGCTTGACAATCCAACGAGCACCGTAATTAGGCTCAGTTGTTTTAATCCACACAGACCCTGTTGGTCTTGCTGTTGTACCTGTTGATTTCCAAGTAGGAACAACAGTGTGTGGAGTTTGTTGTAATGAAGGAGGATAGTAATCACCTGCTGTGATACCTAGTGCAGTTAGTACATCACCGGTTCCGCTGATTTGTACAATTCCTTTAGTGACTGCTGTTGAGTCAGATGAACTTGAATCTTCGCCGTCTGAATAAATTTGTAAAACGCCGCCAACTGCTTTTGCGCTAATTCCCTGAGTTGCTCCTAGTGTGCTGATAGCTGTTGCTACAGTAGCTCTTGTTGCGCCTGGGGCAATAGTAATAGGGTTGCCGTTTAATCTAAGAATTCCGCCTGACACAAATGCGGTAGTAGTTGTGCTAGACACAGTAGCCCAGCTAGCTTTCCATTCTGGGCTTCCAACTAACACCCAATCTCCTGCAACCACTTGTGCGCCTGAAGCATATGTGCCACCTGCTGACTTAAGCCATAGTGTAGCTAATTCTCTACTGGCAGTATAAGATCCAGTTCCTAGAACTGTTTGGAATACAACTGCGTAATCACCGATTGATCCAACTGATGATCTTGGACGATTAGATTCAACTTTAGATTCGTCATTGTCTGTCAACACGATTGGAATTTTTAATGCAAACTTCTGTCCACCTGTTGTATCAGCACCTGCACCGTTCCATTCTTGGATACCCCAAGAAGTTGCTAGCGTGTCAACCCACCATGCTCCATTGATTGGTTCTGCTCCCGGGGCGATTGTTTGACCTTGTAGTTCGTCTAGATTTACATCTGCACGAACAATAAATGCTGAATTACTTACACCCAAAAAGCTGTATGCTGCTAGTAGTCCATATTCGTTTCTCTCGCCACCGTGTATTGGGCTTGAAGAAGCTGTCTTTTCAAAGAACGGAACTCCATAAGTATCAACAAGTTCTCGTTGACTGGTAATCTTAAATACCTTGCCAGCATTTACTCCTGTTGTTCCAGCAGCAGTACCTGTGCCTGCTGCATTTGATTTATTTTCTGCGGTTGCAATAACGATAAGAGGAGTCGTACCAGGCTCAGCTGGTGTATAAAAACTCTCGTCGATTACCGTAACTTGTACGCCTGGTGATTGTAGTGCCATCCCATTTTCTCCTGGTAATAGTTGCTCATATTATTTAGCGGTATCCGCTAAAATTGGCCTGTTATACTAGTTGAAAAAGGGGTTGAAAAGGTGTAAATATGTTTATGAGACCGCTTTGTAGGTGCGGGCAAAGACCCCGTGCTGTTAACTATAAAAAAAACGACAAGATCTATTATAGATCATTGTGCGAAATCTGTATGGCTCACGGAGTTAATTATGGAATACCCCGCTGGTTTAGAGCAGGGTATAGAATAAAAAATGCCTGTGATAAGTGCGGCTTTAAATCAATATACTCGGAAGTATTTAGAGTGTTTCATGTTGACGGTAATCTAGACAATTGCCGTCATAATAATTTAAAAACAGTATGCGCTAATTGTGTCAGTGTATTAAGCAAGGACGGCATTATCTGGCGGCAGGGCGATCTTGTCGCCGACTACTAGTCTTTCTGATCTATTGTATAATTCGTCAATAGTCCCGTTATTGTCAAGTACTCCGTCAAACTCACAACCAATCCAAGCCCATTCGCTAGCATGAATTTTTTTCATCTTCATAGCATTTAGTCCTAGATTGCTGCCTTGGTTTGCACTGAGCGCATCGTTATACCACTCGGGCAATTCGCCTCTCTGCACCCAATAAATTTTACCGCCTGCTTTTTTAATAGCTTCGATTTCGTTAGGAAATCGGCAGTCACTGATTACTACGTGATCTTGTGAATTGCGAATTTTGTTTTCTAACGAAGCAATCCAAATATCGTCGTGAAATGCTTTACGGCATACTTCTGTGCCCCAGTATTGCAGTACCCAGCGTGGAGTTAGTGTAGGCATATCTAAACGTTCTGCCCACCATAGATCAACTTGTTCGCGCCATTCACGTGCAGCTTTAGTTCGGCCTTCTAGCATGGTACGATCCCAGCCAAAGACTGCGGCTACTGCATCTTTAAGTGTGGACGCAAAACTTTCTCTTCTAAATTCGTGAAAATTAACTAGATAGTCAGCGACTGTGTCCTTACCGCTGCCAATAAACCCGCATATACCTATAATCATAAATGTCTCCTATTAGAAACATTATACTACAAATTTATTGCAAGGTCAAACCTTTTTAACCAATTATAAATGTATAACCGGATCCGCCAGAAACTAGTGTTTCTAATTCTTTAGTTAATCTTTCTAGATCAGCTGTGGCTTCTGATTTCATAGCAGCGCCGTTTAGTGAGCTACCGCCACCTGGTCCTGCAATTTGAGCAAACTTTTCGCGAGCTTGCCCTAACATCATTTT